GTGGTTATCAAATCGGCGCAGCAGATCAGGACGTATGTAACAAACAAGCTCACCATGGACAGTGCCAATGCCGATCCACGGATCCGGTTGAAGTCTTTAGAGATGCTGGGCAAAATCAGCGACGTTGGGTTGTTCACCGACAAGACCGAGATTACGATGCGCCACCGGCCAACTGAAGAGCTGGAGCAGATGCTACGTGAACGCTTGACCAAAGTTTTGGAAGCTGAAGTGGTGGGCAACACCAAGAAGCCTGCCATGGCCCAAATACAAATAGACGTGTCTGATATAGAAGCACTCTGATGGACACCACACTAACGCCAGAAATCATTGAACGGATTTCGAAGAAGCTGCCAAAGGACGAGGCGGCTGAATTGATTGCCATGTTCGACGAGCTGGACGGCAGGAAGCGGCAAACCCTAGCGCAGAATGATTTTTTGACGTTCATTGCTGCCGTTGATCCGAATTACAAGTTCGGTGTGCACCTAAAAAGGCTTGGATCCCTGCTGATGGAGGTCGAGCAAAACGTAAAAAACAGGATTGCTGTGTCAATGGCCCCTCGTATGGGTAAGTCACAGATGATTTCTATCTACTATCCTGCTTGGTACTTGGGCAAACACCCCGACCACAAGGTAATTGTGGCCTCACACACTGCAGATTTGGCGGTTGTCATGGCTCGCAAGGTGCGAAATCTCATTAGTACACCCGAATACAAGGCAATTTTTCCAAATACAAGCATCGCAAGCGATGCCAAAGCTGCTGCGCAGTGGAATACGACCAAGGGTGGTGAGTATTTTGCGATTGGTGTGGGTGGTGCGCTGGCCGGACGGGGTGCTCACCTGATTATTGCCGACGATCCGCTGTCAGAACAGGACATTAAAGCAGGAAACACGTCTTCCCTTGACTCAACTTACGAGTGGTTCAGTGCTGGTTTGCGTACTCGTCTCATGCCAGAGGGGAAAATCTGCGTATTGCACACACGTTGGCACCAGCGGGACCTGATTGGGCGGCTAATTAAAGACTCTGCCATGAATGAGGGTGGGGATAAGTACGAAACCTTTGAATTCCCTGCAATTTTGAACGAAAACACGCCAGAAGAGAAGTCAATCTGGCCAGAACAGTGGTCACTCGAAGCTCTGCAGCAAACCCGGGCGTCAATGCACCACATCATGTGGCAATGGTTTGCTCAGTACCAGCAAAACCCAACAGCAGCCGAGGCTGCGATCATAAAACGGGACTGGATACGCTGGTGGGAGAAGGATGACCCGCCAAGAATTGACTTTATTGTGCAGTCTTTTGATACGGCGCTCACAACCAAGGAGCGGTCTGACTTTTCCGTGTGTCATACGTGGGGTGTGTGGCATAACGAGGACGACGGCACTCAGAATGTGATCTTGCTGAACAAAGTCAAGGGGAAATATGAGTTTCCGGAACTTAAAGCGATGGCGCACGAGCAGTTCAGGGATTGGCAGCCAGACAGTGTGATTGTTGAAGCCAAGGCCAGTGGTCAGCCGTTGATTGACGAGATGCGAAGGTCAGGTATATTTGTGCAGGACTTCAGTCCGGGTAAGGGTCAGGACAAAATCGCTAGGCTAAACGCCGTGGCGGACATGTTTGCGTCGGGCCATGTTTGGTTCCCCGAGAGCGCGTGGGCTGCGGCCACTGTGGAGGAGATTTTGGCGTTTCCTGCAGGCGAGCACGACGACGAGGTTGACACAATGACACTTGCCTTGATGCGAATTCGCAAGGGTGGGCTATTGCGCTTGAGCAGTGACCACGAGGATAATGAACCCCGTTACGCAGCCCGTCGGCAGGCGTACTATTAAGGATTGATATGGCTACTAATATGTTCCCCTCATTGTCGCAAGCTCCGCTTGGCTTGGATGCACTGGCCCCCGAAGAAGATGATGGCAGTGGCGCGATTGAGATTGAGATCGAGAACCCCGATGGCGTTCGTATCGGGCTGGATGGCATGGAGATTGACTTGATGCCTGAGGAAGAAGGCGAGGACTTTGATGCCAACCTTGCGGAAGAGATGGATGCAAGTGAGCTGCAGCGTGTTGCAAGCGACATCATTGAAATGGTGGACTCGGACATTGCCAGCCGCAAAGAGTGGGTGGAGATGTATGTAAAAGGTCTTGATGTTTTGGGGATGAAGTATGAAGAAAGAACGGAGCCGTGGCTTGGAGCTTGTGGCGTCTTTTCTACGGTGCTCACCGAGGCCGCTGTTCGCTTCCAGTCTGAAACTATCATTGAAACGTTCCCTGCTGCGGGTCCAGTCAAAACGGAAATCGTCGGTGCTATCGACAAGCTTAAAGAGGAAGCTGCGGAGCGCGTCAGAGATGACATGAACTACCATCTCACTGAGGTGATGACTGAGTATCGCCCTGAGCATGAGCGCATGTTGTACAACTTAGGTCTCGCCGGTGCTGCGTTCAAGAAAGTTTATTTTGATCCGTCGCTTGATCGTCAAGTGGCGATGTTTATTCCCGCTGAAGACATCATTATTCCGTACGGCGCATCGAGTGCCAACACTGCAGAACGTTTGACTCACGTCATGCGCAAGACCAAGAACGACCTGAAGAAACTGCAGGTTGCTGGGTTTTATGTTGATGAAGATTTGGGCGAGCCAGTATCTGTCCACACGGACGTGGAGAAAAAGAAAGCTGACGACCAAGGTTACTCGCTGACAGACGATGATCGCTATCAGATTCTTGAAGTTCACATCGACTACGACTTGCCCGGTTATGAAGATGAAGACGGCATCGCGCTGCCATACATCATTACGATTGAGCGCGGCACGCAGACTGTGTTGGCTGTTCGCCGTAACTGGGAAGAAGACGACAAGAGGAAACTCAAGCGCCAGCACTTTGTGCAGTACACATACGTACCCGGCTTCGGTGCTTACGGTCTTGGTTTAATTCACTTGATCGGCGGCTACGCCCGTGCAGGCACTTCCATCATTCGTCAACTGATTGACGCTGGTACGCTCTCTAATTTACCCGGTGGCTTGAAGTCTCGTGGCTTACGGATTAAAGATGACGATACTCCGATCAATCCCGGTGAGTTCCGTGACGTTGATGTACCGAGCGGATCAGTGCGTGACAACATCATGCCGCTGCCATACAAAGAACCATCACAAGTTCTGGCGTCACTGCTTGACAGAGTAACCGAAGAAGGTCGTCGCTTGGGTTCAATCGCTGATATGAACGTCAGTGACATGAGCGCAAATGCTCCGGTAGGTACAACACTGGCTCTCTTGGAGCGTCAGCTTAAAACAATGAGCGCTGTTCAAGCGCGTGTTCACTACAGCATGAAGCAAGAGTTCCAGCTGCTGCGTGACATTATCCGTGACCATACGCCAGCGGACTACAGTTACGACCCGGTTGAAGGTGACCGTCAAGCCAAGCAAGCCGACTACGACATGGTGTCAGTAATCCCTGTGTCGGATCCGAACAGCGCAACGATGGCTCAACGCATCATGCAGTACCAAGCTGTGATTCAGTTGGCTCAAGGCGCTCCACAGATTTACGACTTGCCGCAGCTGCACCGTCAGATGATTGAGGTGCTTGGCATCAAGAACGCTGATAAGTTAGTGCCGATAGATGACGACCAGACACCACGCGATCCGATCAGTGAGAACATGTCGTTCCTGACAGGCAAACCGACAAAAGCGTTTATCTACCAAGATCACGACGCGCACATTGCTGTTCACACCAGCATGATGCAGGACCCCATGATTATGGGTCAGATTGGTCAGAGCCCCATGGCGCAGCAGATTCAAGGTGCGATCATGGCCCACGTTGCAGAACATTTGGCGTTCCAGTATCGTCAGAAAGTTCAAGAGCAACTGGGTGCGACACTGCCAGCACCAGATGCCAAGCTGGATGAAAACGCTGAAGTTCAGATCTCTAAACTCGTGGCGCAAGCTGCGACACAACTCCTGCAGATGGACAAAGCCAAGGCTGCTCAGCAGCAAGCGATGCAGCAGGCACAAGATCCGATCATTCAGATGCAACAAGCTGAACTGCAGATCAAGAAGCAGGACTCTGACACCAAGGCCAAGAAAGCCGAAGGCGACTTGTTACTCAAGCAAGCTGAGTTGGAGCTCAAAGCGCAGGCCCAAGGCAGTGCAAACCCTGACCCAGTAATGTTGGCTGAACAGCACCGCATGGAGATGCAGATGCAGATGGACCGTCACGCACAAGAGATGGCAGCTGCGCAGCAACAACAGCAAGCGGCTATGGCTCAACAACAGCAACAAATGGCGATGCAGCAGCAGGCTCACGGCCAGAAACTGGCACACGGCGGGCAGGTCCACCTGACTGGGTTGGCGCAAAAACAACAGTCCCACATGCAGAAGATGCGTCATGCAGCCATGGCTGCGGAGCAAGCTAACAATAAACCTTTGAAAAAGGATGAATGATGACCACGATGCTTGATGTGTTAAACAAAAAACTTGACGAACATGTCAAGCAGTTGGTCGATGTTGTCAGTGCTGGTGGAGCTAAATCCCACGATCACTACAAAGAACTGTGCGGGACTATCCGAGGTCTGCAAACCGCGCAGTATGAACTTGCTGACCTCGTGCGTAAAACTAAGGAATATGAAGATGACTGAATTTGATGTCAGTGCGGTTGACCTCTCATCGGTACTTAATGTATCTGCTGAGGAAAAAGCCAAACAGGTGCCGGACCCAGCGACTTACCACTTGCTGTGTATGTTGCCCAAGGCAGAAGAAGAGTTTAGTGAAACCGGCATTTTGAAGTCGGCTACTGCGATGTACCACGAGGAGCTCCTATCCCCCGTGTTGTTTGTTGCAAAAATCGGCCCTGATGCGTTCAAAGACGCGACCAGATTTCCCTCTGGCCCAAGCTGCAAAGTTGGTGATTTTGTGTTAGTACGTCCTAACACGGGAACCCGCATGAAGATTCACGGAACCGAATGGCGACTCATCAATGATGATTCTGTTCAGGCTGTTGTGCAAGACCCTCGTGGTATCCAGCGCCCTAACTAAGGAGTAAATCATGGCAACAGAAGAATTTAAATTCCCTGACGAAGCTGAAAGCAAAAATGCTAAAGCCGAGGAAAAAATTGACTTTGAAGTTGAGGGTGAACCCGAGATTGAAGTCGTAGACGACACGCCCCCCGAAGACCGTGGTCGCAAGCCCATGGCTGAGCCTCCCAAAGAGGTGACGGACGAAGAGTTGTCAAAATACGACGAAAGCGTGCAAAAGCGCATCAAGCACTTCACCAAGGGCTACCACGAAGAACGCCGCGCCAAAGAAACGGCTGAACGTGAAAAAGACGAAGCTCTTCGCTTGGCACAAGCCGTGCTGGAAGAGAACAAAAAACTCAAGGGTTCTGTTAATCAGAATCAAGCTGCGTTACTTGAACAGGCAAAACGGGTGGTCTCAAACGAGATTGAAACCGCTAAACGCATGTACAAGGAAGCGTACGAAGCTGGCGACACTGAAAAGTTGGTGGAGGCTCAAGAAGCACTTACTAACGCCAAAATCCGTGCGGATAAGGTAAATAATTTTAAGCCAGCCCCTTTACAGGAAGAAGAAACTCCTGTACAAATGAACCAACAGCCCACCAGAGCTGCGCCGGTTGATGAAAAACTGCTTGCATGGCAAGACCAAAATCAGTGGTTTGGAAGCAACAAGCGAATGACGGCTTATGCCCTAGGCCTTCATGAGGATCTGGTAGCTGAAGGAATACCAAGTGGCAGCGACGAGTACTATCGACGTATTAACGCTGACATTAGGGAAAGATTCTCGGATCAGTTTGGAGCCGAAGAGTCCGTTGATGCGAAACCTCAACGCACTAAATCCAACGTTGTTGCACCTGCAACCCGTAGCACAGCGCCTAAAAAGATCGTGCTTACGCAGACACAGGTGAATCTCGCCAAGCTATTGGGAGTTCCATTGGAACTGTACGCTCGAAAGGTTGCTGAAGAAATGAGGAAATGAAAATGGATAAAATTACCCGCGCACCCCGCGAACTTGATACACGCGAAAAGATGGAGCGTCCAAAACAATGGATGCCTCCACAACTTCTACCTGATCCCACACCGGAGGAAGGTTATGCGTATCGCTGGATCAGGATTGCATCGTTAGGGAAAGATGATGCCACTAACATTTCTGGAAAATTACGCGAAGGCTGGGAACCCGTTAAGGCTTCTGACCATCCCGAAATTCGTCTGTTTGGTTCTTCCAACGGGAAGTTTCCTGACAGTGTGGAAGTAGGCGGTCTGTTGCTTTGCAAAACACCTGTGGAATTCGTTGAGCAGCGAGATGCATACTACCGCAAACAAGCGGAAGCGCAGATGGCCTCAGTGGATAACACTTTCATGCGCGAAAATGATCCGAGGATGCCTATGTTCAAAGAACGTAAGTCCACGGTCACTTTCGGTAAAGGTCAGTAAACTTTTTGGAGTCTATAGATGGCATACCCTACCATTGATAAGACGTATGGTTTCAAGCCTGTCAATCGCATTGACGGCCTACCCTACGCCGGAGCGATCCGTCAAATCCCAATCGCGCCTTCCTACGCAACAGCAATCCTGAACGGTGACACCGTGCAAGTGGATACCAACGGTTATATCGTTGCCGCTTCTACCACCAACTCAGGTAACATTGTTGGCGTGTTGGTTGGTTGTTCTTACATCAACTCTTTGAGCCAGCCTACGTTCCAGCAGTACTATCCTGCTGCTACGTCTACCTCAACAAATATGGCTTTTGCCTTTGTTGTGGATGATCCCAATGCTTTGTTCAAAGTTTGTGCTACTGTTGCTGGTTCCACCGCTCCTACTGCTTATAGCCGTAGCATTGTTGGTTCTAATGTAGCCTTGGTTGCTAACGTCGGTTCCACCACCACTGGTGATTCCTACTATGGTATTGACGGTTCTTCCGCCGCTACCACAGCAACTCTCCCCGTCCGTGTTGTTGACGTTGTGCCCGATACTGCGACTGGTAACGCCAGCGTAGCCGCCACAACTTATTACGAGTTCCTCGTTA